CCTGATGGGGCTTTAGCCAATGAGATACCTAACTTAACTAATTTCAGCCATACAGAACAACCTGATATTGCAACACCTCAATACCTAGATGGAAAAGTTAATGAGCTTATCAGGTCAATATTGTTAGCTATATTTAACCAAGAGGTGTATTCAATGGTAGAGGTAGCAAAGACGGCTACTGAGAAAATGTTGGAATATCAGAACATCTATGACAAGCTACAACCATATACAGAAAGGATTAGTATAATATTTGAGAGGGTAGTTAAGCTCATGGCTAATTACTACGAATTCGATGTAGAAGTACAGCATAGCTTTCCTGTTGATTACCAATTTGAAACTGAGGTAGATTTAATTAGCAGATATTCAACAGCCAAGCAGGCAGGGTTAAGTCAGGAGATACTGAACAGTTATGAAACTAAAATCCTAGAGCGCCAATACAGGAATAACCCTTACAAGGTAATGCTAGAAAAGTCATTAATGAAGCATAAGCCTTTCAGCGATAAGTCAGAGAGCGCAATAATTAGCATATTGACCAACAGGGCTAATAATGACTATGACAAAGTATTATGGGAGAATTGGGCTAAGGTCAGGGAGATAATCAATAGGGAGTTTGAGGACTTTCCCTACGTCAATGAGCAGAGGCAGATGCAGATAATGGAGAGTATAGTAGATTCAATCCTACAAGATATTAAATACAATGTTCCTGAGGACGTTGTTCTAAACCTTGACTGATGACTGAAAGCGAAATAAGAGCCATTATAGACCGTTTAATTGAAAAGCGTACTAGTAAACTAGAGGCATTAATTAAGCGCTATGAGAGGGCTTTATATGACGCAAGCAACCAAGTAATAGATAGCTTAGACATTACATTTACCGTAGAGGGCAGAAAATCAATAGAGCCAACAGCCAAGAATATGCGCAAGGCTACAAGTGGCTTAGTCAAGCAATTAGAAAGAACCATCCAAGCTATTAAGCGCTCTATCCTAGCTGAGATATTTCTAACAATCAAAGACATAATCACTAATACTATATCTTTCAAAGTGGCTCAGGGTAATGCAGTTAGCAAAGCTCAGGAAACAGATGCCCTAGACATAGTATTTACTCGTTATGGCTATTCATATAAGACAGGCAAGATTATCAAAGGTGGCTATCTAGATGCTATTACAGACATGACCCCTGTAATTAGTAGAGTGTCAGGCGATATAATTAAAGCCATTCAGGCAGGGCAGGGGCTAAATGAATTTAAAAGACAATTTAGGGCGCAGTTTCTAGGAGCAACTAATTCAGGTTATTTGTCTAGCTATTTTAACAGATGGGCTAATGACATATATCAACAGGCAGATGCTGTATCTAATTTACAGCTAGCTCAAGAGCTAGGTCAGGAGTTTGCCATATATGCAGGAACAGCTAAAGATAATACAAGATGTTTTTGCTTAGAAAGGATAAATAACGTATATTCAAGGGTAGAGATAGAGAGTTGGAATAATAAGCAATGGACAGGAAAGATAAAAGGGGGTAATGTATTGATAGACAGAGGAGGGTATAATTGTAGGCACATATTAAATTGGGTTACAGAAGAGACGGCTAATGCCATCCTAAAAGCAAGGTCTAAAGAGATTAACCAATATAATGAAAACGTATGCTAAACATGATGGGAACAGTAACAGCTTATGACATAGATGGTAATGAGATTGAATTTGACATAGATATATTAGCAAAAGACATGGATGGCTTTCTAGATGCTTTAGACTTTATCTTAGATGATAATTTTGTAGAGGAGTATAGGGTTGACCTATACGAATATCATAGCACAGTAACGGATAACGCCAAAATAAGCGTACCACAAATAGATAACTAATGTATTTAAGTGATTGGCAGGTATATTTGATTCATGATACTCTAGGAACTAAGATGACAGCTCCTAAGGTAAGCGATTTGGTATTTACCTATGAGGAGAAAGAAAACAAAGAAAACCTACGATTAATACTTGATACTCCCTTAATATTCACAGGCGATGATTATCAATACATACAGGATGCCATAGCGCTAAGCAGTTGCCCTGAGATAACAGTAGAGGTCAAATACAGAAGCTCATTATTTTGGACAGGGTATATTAATCCAAAGCTAGGCACATTTGATGAGGATGTTTGCAGGGTAGAGATTAAGGCAACAGCTGAGGATTTAAATGACTGCATAGATAATATTCTACAGGAGGAGCAAAATATACTTTTCCTAAACTTACCTAGAAAAACAGCATACTTAGGCTATCCAAATGCAAGCCTAAATATTCAGACCTGCATATTAGGTAACTTTGACAATGTAGAGATAGTAGATAATGTTCTATATCAAGGGGGCGACCCTGTGTATCAAGTAGGGGATGAGCCTGACTTTACTACCTGCGGATTGGGAGCAGAAAATGGGTGGGCTTTATATCAGGAAAAAATAGAGCTTATTAGTGTTAATCCTGATGGCACATTTACTGTCAGGGTGGAGAATAAATATGTAAGAGAGGAGGTAACTCTAGATTGCTCAGGTGGTGTACCTGCGGATGCTCCTGAGGGTTTTACATTGATTACAAATAATTGTTCAGTAGATGGAACAGCTTTGTATGGCAGACCTCCTGTAACTTATGAGAGCGAAAGAACAGGATATTTGATTACATCCCTAGAAGTTGACCCATTGACATGGAGTAGCTTAGACGATGGGAGCAGTAGAATAATAGATTACAGGGTAACAGGCTATAGCTCAATAGGAAATATAACTAGTTATGGCAGGGCTTTAGTCCTTAATGATGTCATAGAAAAAATGGTTGAGGACTGCGAATTGACAGTAGTTAGTAACTTGCTAAACATTAACCCTGATGCAACAGCCCCCACTAATGATGTGTATAGCAGTACAGAGCTTCATAATTTACTTATTTGGCAAAAGTCAGACATTAAGCGACCTACCTCAGCCTCAGGGGCAGTCAATGGGAATACAACGGTTAAGGAGATGTTGGAAATGCTCAATATATTCAACATAAGTTGGCGCATAGACAATGATAAGCTCAGGATAGAGCATATAAGTTATTTTGAGAGTTTAGAAACCAATGGAGATGACTTGACTGTATTATTTCCATCTAGAGTGAGTGGCAGGAACAAATATACCTTTGATGACATAGAGCTAGTAAGATTAGAAAAGTTTAAGTGGATGGATGCTGTTCAGGATTCTGACTTTGCAGGGGTTGATATTAGCTATCAGAATAAGTGCGCAAAAGGAAGCAAAGAGTATAAATTTGGCAGGCTTACCACAGCGATAACGGAAATAGAGAGCAATACAGACAACTTTGCTGATGATGGCTTTGTGATAGCCTCATGCTTTATAGCCAATGGAGAATATGGGGTAAACTTTGGATATGGGGCTAGGAGTAACCAATACAAGGCAAATGTAGCCCTAAGTTTTGCCAACCTGCATGAAGCTTATTGGACTTATAATAGACCATTTGTTGAGGGCAGAATAAATGGGGCATTAACTACCTTTGATTCTACCATGCCGACTAAGAGGCAGGGAGGTATTAGTTATCCAATATTACCTGATGCTTTTCTAAGCAAAGATTGGATATTAAAAATAAAAAGTGAGCTAGGCTATGGCAAGCCTGATAAAATTACCTATTCAGCTAGTAGCTGTATAGCATCATTTAATCTTATATCATGATAAATAGAATTAACCCAACAAGCATATTACCCTTTTACACTAACCTAAATCAACAGGCAAGCAAATACTATTGGAATGCAGGATATGTGGTTCAGGCAGATAGCAGATACCTGATTCCTTTTCAATTTAGATTGTCAGGAACGGCAAATTTAGTATCTAGCTTTGAGCTGATTAGTATAGATGGGAATAGCGATATAGTCCTTAACTCAGGACTTGTTACCATTACTCAGGATGGGGGATTCAGCTATATATCTTACAATGGACTAGATACAGGGTCAAACCATGATTGTGGAGAGTATTATGTAAAGCTAACAGTAGATTCTGTTCAATATTATAGCGACATTATCAGGCTAAATGTATGGGAGAATACAGTAGATTATGAAAGATGGTGGAAGCTATCATACAGACCTAGTTTCACTACCCATCATGATATGTATTTTAGCACAGCTTTTACCCCTGCGGTCTATATTGAGGCATGGCTAGACTATCCTGAGATAGAAAGAGAGGAAACAATAGACATAGATACAACAGGCTTACAAGTCCTAACAAGCGCATACACTAAGGAAAGGCAGGTGCTTGTTACCAATGCCCTACCTAACCAATTAAGATACCCCTTATCATTAATTAGAGAGCTTAGTACAGGGCTTGCCACCTTAGTAAATTTAAAGAATACTGATTTAGAGTTTCAGATAACTGAGCCTGTATTTAACTTTGCTAACGCAGGGAATGAGTATTGGACAGAA